CGGCTATCTCCCGCTTCTCCGCGTCGGTAAGGTCCTCCCACGCTTTCTCGGTAAAATCCTTAAGCTCGGGTTTCTGCCAGGTCGTCTCGATGGTCGCTTTGTCGCTGATGTCTTTGGGGATGATGCCGAGCGTCTCGGAGAAGGTAAGGCCCTTCTGCTTCATGCCGATGAGGTCGAGTCCTAGCTCACGCGCCTCGTCGAAGGTCAACGAGCGGCCGGATGCGGGACCAACGCCTTGGTTGGCGGGAACGGGAACGAATGAAAATTCGAGGAGTTCGGCGCGGGTGATAACCGAACTGTTGTCGGGGTCAAATTCCTTGGGGATGAAGCCGACCGAGGTGGTGCAGCCGACATTGTAGCCAGACTTGACGCCGTACTCGTACATGCGGCGCACTTGCTGCGAGAGCGGGTTGATGTCGGCCGGGAAAAAGACGCCGCGCGCACCCAATGCAGGGACGCCGCGATACGTCGTGTTGTAGGTCTCGGTGCAGATGCCGATCGGGAGGCTGTAGTAGTCGTGGCCCCACAGCACGATGGGGTTGTTCTTGTAATTGGTGAGGTCCCAGCCTTCTTGCCGGACGATCTCCCCGGCGCGGTCGGTCACTTCGGTCGAGATGATAACGTCGAACGTGCCGTTGGCGTCTTTGGCCTTGCTGATCTTCTCGATGGTCGCGAAATCGAACGACTTAACGCGCTGCTGGATGTCTGCTGCTAACTCTGCGGTGAGCTTAAGCGTAGTGGTGGGCATATAATGTTTTTCTTCATCATACCGTCACTCGCCTCCAAGCAAATGCACTGTGGATAGCGAACCTCACGCGCCGAAGTGCACGAAGCACTGATCGAGGTAGAAGCTGTAGGCCCAGCCGACGATCATACGGTTGGAAGATTAGCCCCAATGAGCGCTGCGTTGGCGCTATCGACGCGCGTCTGCAACGCCGTCACTTGCGAAGTGAGGTCGGTGATCTGAGAATTGAGGTCGTTAATTTGTGAGGCGACGGCCGCTTGAGCTGATTCCACGTCGCTCTGATAACCGTTTTGCAGGATCGTGAGCGCGGCTTGGAGCGCCTGCACGATCGGGTTCTGCGTGTTTAATGCCTGTTCGATGACGCCCGCTGCCGTTTGATTGTCCATAGCTAGTGAAATTTGGGATTAAAAGGTGAACCACGCTCCCCCGGATACCTGCCCGTCGCAGTACACTTTGGTGAAGCCGTAGTTCGTGTTGATAACCTTGTTGGATGAGCCGTCGATCTTCTGGCTGCCGACGGGCGTGAGGGTGATGTTGTTGGTCGCTGCGCCGCCGCTCTCGTCCTTGATCTCGTATTCCAGCTCGTCGGTAATCTCGCCGGTCGTCGTCGCGGTACATAATGGAAGCGTGACGGTGCGCGCTGAAGCCGTGGACGTGATAGCGACGAGGAAATCCGAACTTGTCGCGATGGTGTAGCTCATTGCTTGGTCGTTCACGTTTCTGGCGAACGAGCCTTTTACTTGAAGCGTCGCGTCCGGCGTCGTCGTGCCGATACCGACTTGCCCGGTCGTCGTAAACCGAGCCACTTCGCCACTTCCAAAGGATGAACCGGTGCCGATAATTACGGGTTTGGAAAAACCTTGGAGCCATAGGCCAGATGTGCCGACGTTGCCATTCCACCCTACCGCAGCCCGACCAGTGAAAACTTCATCGACGTTATCAGTGGCCGTGCCGTATGGGTCGAGAGCTAAGAGTGATGCACCACTGCCTTCGATTTGCACGTTGCCGTTCACGTCGAGAGGCGTAACGGGTGTTGTAGTACCAATGCCGACGTTGCCAGCGGAAGTGATACGCATCTTTTCGGTGATGGAGGAACCAATGCCTGTATAAAACTTAAGACCAATCGAATTGCTACCATTTTCTTGAACACCAGATATTCTGGCACCGCGAATGTTGGTCCCTGCGTTTGAAGGCTCGAAGAAGAGTCCTACTTCTGTACCCTGCGTTATCGACGAGTTCCGTAGAATCAAGGCGTCGGTCAAGGCACCTGCCGAAGTGCTTGCCACATCAAGCTGCCCGTAGGGCGCAGCCGTGCCGATCCCCACGTTCCCTGCAAAATAATTGTTCGCTGCCGCATCCTGCTGGTACAAACCGTACTCGGTGCCGATGGTGCCGGTTTTGCTGGGCGTGCCGAGGAAGGCGCTGTAGTAGTGGGAGACCGTTCCACCAGAGGCATTATTGCCTCCACGGGTAAACACCCCATATTCATTTGTTATCGTCCCCGTGTATCCAGTAGTGGGGAAAGGGTCGGCGTTTATACCATAATCGTTAAAAACGCTCCCGCTGCCTGTCGGTTCTGGCCCAGTGTAAAGACCTTCTAAGGAAGTGATTGCACCCGAGCCAGTGAACTTCGGGATAGATGAGATACCATATTGCGCTGTCGTAGTCGCCACTCCCGATGTATTCCCCGTCACAGTAATTCCAAAAAGGTTTGTCGTCGTTCCCGTTCCAGTGTTTGTGGGGTTTACTATTATTCCACTCTCTTGAGTCACAATTCCTGCGCTAGCGTTGCCGGGAGCGAATTGTCCTCCTGACAGAAGGCCAAGTGTATCTCCAGGAGTGGCATCACTGTAAGTGTTAGCAATGTTAAAGCCGTAATATCCAGCGCTGTTGGCGACCGTCTGGCTGCCGCCGATGGTGAAATCGAAGAAGTTGCTCGCGGTGTTGGTACTGTTCCCGCTGACCGTTATCTCGTTGTTTGACCCCGACCCCGTAACCGCCAGCAGGGGAGTGCTGAGTTGTGAGGAAGAGAAAGTGAATCCAGGATTTTGCTCGGTAAAATTACTACCGTTAAAGAATGGGACTGAATTCGCCAGCCATGTCGAAGTGGCCGTGCCGCCGTTTGCGATAGAGAGCGGCAAGGTGAGTGCCGTTTGAAAATGTGATGGCGAAAGCGTCTGCCAAGTGCCGCTAAAGTCGCTCGATGCATTCGTAAAGATGTCCGCGCCGCTGAATACGTTGTTGTCGGACAGAAGCGTCGAGCTTGCCGCTCCCGCGAGCGATGTGAGATAGCCCGCCCCGTTGGTGAAAAGCGAGTTGCTTTGGCCGGTGAGGGCTGCAACCGCACGCGCATTGGTGAAGTAGAGGTTGGTTGAGCCTTCGCGGAGTTGGTCGGTTGTCGTCGAGTACCAGGAAGAGAGGGTCAGATACTGGCTAAGATTCGGCGTGCCCGTGAGCTGCGAGTATGGCAGCGACAGCGCAGCGAGCGTGGTAATGCTGGGCAGTGAACTTGTCGCTGAAAGACGGTTATCAAAAGCGATGTTGAACGTGGTCGGCGTCAGATACCCGACGTTGTTGGTGAAAATCGAGACGTTCTGCCCGGTGAGTGCCGCAATGGCACGAGCGGCGGTGAAATAGAGATTGGTCGAGCCCTCGTGAACCGCGTCCGTCGTGGTACCGGCAAGTGCCGAGGCGAAGCGTGCCAGCGTGTAATAGAGGTTCGAGCCTTCCGTGACCTGTGAGGTCGAGTAGTCGCCGCTCTGTGCGGTTATCGCGCCCGTTCGGCCGAACACCGAGGAAACGGCACCGCCGCCACCACCCCCGAGCGTCGAGGTAGCGATGAATTCGTACTCGCCATTCTTTCCGCCGATGAGGATGTTGCCGTAGGCCGGAGCCGTCGAGGTCGCGGTGCACCCGTTGCCAATCTGGCAGACGGTCGGCGCTGCTTGAACTGCGGTAGCGAGGAGGAAGAGCGCGGCGAGCGGGGAGAGCACATACAAAAGTTTTTTCATAGCGGTCGAGTAAATTTAATAATGGCTAGTCGGTGGAAATATCCTGCGGGCGTATGTAGCAGCGGCAGTCAGGATGCAACGGCGGAGCTTCGATGTCGCCATAGTCAGCCGTCATGAATGAGCCGTCGCTGCCTTTGATCGTGTCGCCCGCGTTGAAGAAATTCTGGTCGATGTCGATGACCTGCTCGCTCATCGCCTCACAGAATTGGCACACATGCGTATCTTCTGCGGTGTACCATTTTATCGTTTTGACAACGCCGCTCTGAGCCCACGCCACCTTGTTGGACCAGTTTGCCGCGCGAAAACTCTCGGTCTTGGCGATAAGCCCGGCACGCCGCTCATCGGCATAGCTGTAGACGCCATCCACGGCTGCGGTGAGCTCGGGAAGATTGGTGCCGCCCGATTGATTCAGCTTCTCGCTCAGTGCCTCTTCGAGATTGGCGAGCGTCGTTTCGTTGTAGCTCGTTGCCATCTTGGATATGCCGCGAGCGAGCGCCGCTTGCACCCCATCCTCGGCAAAGATGTCGCGTTGGTCGGCGCCAATCATCGCCAGCGCTGCCGTCGCCTCATCTTTAGCGAGTCCCATCAATATCGGCGTTACCAGGTCGATGGTGATGCCGATCCATTCTTTGGAATCGAACAGGTCGCTGAGCGCCTTGGTTACGCCGGTGGCGTTGGGCAGGTTAAACAGCACCTCCGCTTTCTGTTTGGCGTTGATGCCCCGGAATATCTTTTGCAGTTCCGCCTCGGCCTGCTCGCTGCGGTCAGCAAACCGCTTCCAATGCTCCATGTACTCGGCGTGGGTGAGCTCGTTGACGGCTTTGACCTGATAGCCCGGCTCCTTGTCGATGGCCTTCTTGAACGCCTCGGTGAGCGCACGGCGCACCGCGATCGTGGCGCTGCTTTTGCCGCCGGTGCGCACGCGCACGGCCTTGGTAGCCCATCCCTCAGCCGTCTTGGCGCTCTTGGCGAGCTGGGGCGTCATATCCTCGCCCTCGGGTGTCTGTGTGACGCCCGCTGGTACGAGCGTGCTGGGAACCATCAGCTTGTCGCCGCCATCAATAGGCCCCAAGCCCATGTACGTTTTGCGGGCCTCGTTCTGCGTCATGATCGGCACGCCGGTGCCCGCCGCAGCGGTCATCTCCTGGGTGCGGAATTCTTTGTCTTCGGGCGTCGGGTCGATGAAGGTGAGATACAAATCGTCGCCATAGCGCGGCACTAGGAACTCGTTGAGGTAGGACACGACCAGAAGCATCTTCGGCTTGATGGTGCGCTTGGAGAACACATAGTCCGCAGTCTCCGCCGTTGCGCGATTCGTATCGCTCTCGGCCGTGCCAAGGATAGTCTTTGAAACGCGGAAGCCCGCGAGAATGCGATCGCGCGTAGCTTCCGTGAGCTTGTTGAAGTCCATGTCGCGCTGCGTGACGCCGGTGTGCTCCAGCTTCGCGCCCTTGGGCAGCACAGGCGTCTTGTGCGCGTTCTCGACGCCTTCCTGCCGGTTGCCCCAACCTTTGCGGATGCGCTCGATGTTGGCTTCGACGTTGGTGTCGGTTTGGATGTAGAGCCCGACCGACGCGCCATTGATGAAGAATTTGCGGTTGTACTCCATCGCGTAGTTGTCGCTGTCGATCCACGTGGGAATCGTCTGCGGAATGCCAATGCCCACGAATGGGTCGTTCGGGTCTGGATATTTGAGGTGGAGAATCTGGTACGGCTCGAAGCGGAAGACTTTGCCTTCGATTGTGAATTCGTAATGGCTGAGCTTGTACGGAAATGTCGTCTTATCGAGCTTCAGGCGCACGCGGCCAGGATTGATGGGATAGATGGCACGCGGCGGCGTCCGATCATCTGAGACGCCATCCAGGAGCCAATAGCAGTTACCCGTGAGCTCCAGGTGCGCCATCGTCGTGTATTTGAGCTCGATGCCGGTCATGTGCTCGTTGACGC